GAGTCTAGATGGGATACACGCTCAATAAGATCGCCAACTCTAAAAAAGTAATCGCAAACGAAACTGAAGGGGATCTTATCCCAGACAGATTCAAGGGGAGTCGTGATACCTAATGCCTGGGCGATCCATCTTACTGGATCAGCTTTGGCGATATCATACTCTAACCTTAAAACGGCGAACACCTTCGAGGTGATGCCGACTTCGCGATTAAAGCCCCATTCAAGGTAGGGCCAACTAAAACTTGACCAAACAGGCTTATAACCTGATTTGCCAGTTTCAGTTATTTTACTCGTAGTCGCTTGCGCGGTTAGAGTAGTCCAACCTTGATTTCGCATGTGCGCTTGTTCCCAAGCGCGTTGACAGCGTTCATATACGGTTAGTATTTGACGCGTGTCTGCGATAGTAGTCTGTATGACGAACCGATTGATTAGATCGGCGTGCATCGCATCGGTAACTACCATTGTGAATGGTCGTTTCCGATAAGCTCTGCCTCGTTTAGCAGCCCACTTCCCAATGCGATTTAACACACTGGAGGCTTTCAAGAACGGCCCTAACAAAGGTATCAGGTCAAGAGCATATGAATAGCCCATGACCCTACCTTTGCAATTAAGGTCGAACTTGTCTTGTAATAGAGCAACTGCAGTATTAGTGACATGATTGTTCACGCCTGAAATATTTTCAGGTTTTAACACCTTACTATCGTTAATAGGACTGAATTGCTCAGTCGAATTACGGTAGCCGGTACGTGAATCAAGCACCTGCAGTGAAGCAGCTGTTCCACTAAGAACATTAGACTTAATATGTGAACACCGTTTCCAATTGGAATGGAAGTCCACATATTTAGGTCCATCAGCATACTCGATGTGCTCACTAACCGATTGTGTAAATCGATTAATGTTCACCCGATACCACTGCTGGTCCCACTTATCGTAAATGTCTTCAGTCCTAATTATAGGATTGTTAGCATTACGGTTCTTAGTGATCATTGGATTATCTTGCGGACTAAACCGCCGATATTGGGGGGTTGGAATGATTTATTCTTTTCATCCCAATCTGCAGTAGTGACTTTCTGATTTACTTTATAGCCTGTAACACGAAGAACATCTTTGATGTGCTTATTGTTTGCAAGCTGATTAAGTAATTCATGACCTACCATATCTGACATATCGACGTTGCTTTGCAACCGCTCGAAATGCAGTACGATAGTTAAGTCCTTACTGTAATAACGAATCACTTTATTTTGTGCCATGTAA